TATTCTTTAGAATTATAATCTGCTCTTAATTCATTTATTTTAGAAATAATATCATCTTCAGATATTGGAGAAGTTCCTTCTAACCAAGTTATTCTTGAAGTATCATCTGCATCTATGGAATATTTTGCATTAGGATTAATTTTTAAAATTGCTTTATCTACAAAACTATCTATCATATTAAGCTCCTATCTCCATAACTGTTATTGTACTTGAACCTCTACTACCATAAATAGCATCTGTGTCATTTGGTGTTCTATTAATATAACTTTGTGCTCCATTATCACTTTCTAACTCAAAATGATAAGTTGTTGATGAGGTTGTGTTGGGGCTATCTAGAAAAATAAATGGTTGAACATTTGCTGAATTACCATCTGAATTTGCATAACCTGAAACTGCTCCTCTACTTCCTGACGCAACTCCAGCACCAATAACTGTTGAACCTCTTACGCATCTTGTATGACCATGATTAGGAGAAGAAACTGTTATATAACCAAGAACTAAAACTTTTGATGAAGTTGCTGATGGTGTTATATCAACTGTTAAACCAGTTATATCTGTCCAAGTTGTAGCATTAAGACTTTGTGTATCAGTTTTAATTGCACTAACAACTTGTAAAACTTTTCCTGCACTTAAACCTGATACTGTTGCACCAGTTACATCAAGAGTAGCGCCTGATGGTATGTCTACTGTATCCCCTGAAGCACCTAAAGTTAATGTAGTGCCTGTAGCTGGTTGAACTAAATTTGTTTCAAGTGTACTCATTATAATATTGCGAAAGTGCTCCCTGATGGAATAGTGATTGTTCCTGATATTGTAACTGGACCAACCAATGCTCCGTTGTTAGAACCCGACATAGATATACTCGACCATGTCTGAGCGTTTTTCATAAAAAATGTTGACGCTAAAGAACCAGCGGTCACCGTCGCGTCTGTCGGTGTCCCGATGTCGAACGTATCACCCAACACTACACCAAAAAAAGTATCTGATGCAGCAGGATTTCCTGTGAATGTAATTTGGCTTCCCGTAATAGTAAAGGCTGAAATCGGTTCTTGGATCACAGATGAAACAGAAATAATTAACGATGCTTCGTTTCCTGGAGACACAGCTGTCCCGCCAACCGTTAAGTTAAACGGTCCTGGTGTTGATCCGGTGAACGATCCTGATATATCGTCCAAAATTTGATACGCACCCGTCTGGGGCGATTTTCCGACGTATGCCATATGTTAGTTCCTTTACTCTGTTGGGATTGGATTTGCAGTTTTGACAGCTTCTACGTGGTCTTCCCAAGTAGATGTACCATCTTTTGAATCGTGGTACTGCATGTCGAGCTGGCTATTCCAGTCACCATAGGCGCTTCTTCTTGCAGATCTTGCAGCGTTTTGTCTCTCATCGAGATCAGCAGCAGAGTCTACAGAGTTCAGTTGATCGTCAGTTGGTTGAGCCAAGCCAGAAACATTCCAGCTTTTTATGTAAGGGCCTTTACCGTCTGAGTCATCCTGAAGCAAAACGTCTACTGTAAAGTCAACAGATGCCACGCCATTATTAGCGCAATACTGCTTTACTTTGCTTGATAGTGATGCCATAGTTTTTACTCCTTTGTTATCTTATATTATGGTTTTGTTGAAAATACAACCGCTTCTGCTTGTTCTTTGGTCGTAATTCCTTTTATATATCATAATTATTCTGGTTTTGTTGGAAAATTTTTATACTTTCCATCCTCTCCTATTTCAAGTTTAGTGTTTACTTTTTCAATAGTATCCAAACCTGAAGTTAAATCTCTAAGAGATTGTCTATAAATTTTCCATTCATTTATTTTAGCTTCTGATAATTGACTATCCGATAAAACTGTCCAATCACATTTTTTTAAAAAGCTATCTCGTAAATGTCTTAAATTATCTAATGCATCCTTTAATGTACTCATATTATTCTACCAATCCGTAAGTTGTTATAACTCCGCCCCCAAGATTACCTGATGATGCTATAAATTTTAATTGTGTAAAAGCTGTTGTTACATTTACATATCCTCCAGCAGTTAAAACTTGTGCATCTCCTCCTGATCTTCTTCCACCAGCAGTACAAATATAACTTGTATAATAGCCACTATTAGCTGGAAAAGTTAAAATCATGTCAAAATTAATTGATTGACCTGTATTAGCTGCATTTCCAATTATTCTCCAATCGGTAGTATTAGAAGCACCATCATCAACTGCATTTCCAGCTCCTCTTTGACCAACTGCTGAATAGTAATAACTAGCTGTTTGTTCTGTGCCATCAGATTGAACTAATGTAAAATTTAAATGAACATTGTCCGTAGCATTATTTATTCCTTTCCCAATTATTCTGTAAGATTTATATGTAGTGCTAAATGGTGGATTAATAGTTTTACTTGCATCCCCACTATCAATAGTTGTTGTATCAAGTAGGACTAAATTTCCTGTATTCGCCAAATTAGCGGCCGTTGTAACACCTGTTCCTCCAGAAGCTACTGGTATCGTTGGTTCTATTAAATTTGTTCCGTCTATTTTACTTAATGCCATAATCTATACCCCTATTAATTTGTATGCTCCAAAATAAGTTTTTGTTCCAGCAATAGTGATTGTTCCAGAACCTACATCATTATAAACGTAGCATTCTAAATAATCGCCCGCCGATAAATTTAAAATTGGATTAAGACTACACCAGGCCGAATAGTCATTTTCATCACTATCATTACCTATTGAAGTGTAATTACTGGTGCTTCCATTTAAATATAAATTAATTTGTAAATTAAAAAGATCATTAGATTTATTTCCATAAACTGCGGCATTTATTTGATATTTACCAGCTTGACCAGATGGTACTGTAAATCTGTAATTTGTGCTATTGTCGTAAGCACCCGCAGTGTCAAAAATTTCAGAATTAAATCGTAGTTTTGTAGTAGCTTGGTCTGTATAAGTTGAGCTATCATCTGCGGAAAGGGTTGCAAAAAAAGCTGGAACGTTTTTTAAACCATCTGCATTAACAGTAACATTCCCCGAACCATCACTCGTCATGATGTCGTTGTTGTTAAAATCTTTATATTCGTTTACTTTAATAATTGATCCCATAATATTCCTACGTTAATTTATATCCAAAAAATGAATATGGTGAACTCCAAGTATCTCTACTACTACCTGATGGTTGATAACAATAAATTTCTATATAATCACTTACTGCTAAATCTAAAACAGCCGTAACTTCCATACCCATATCTGTTGCATCTTTATATCTATATTCTGCATAAGCGTTTGCTCCGTTTTTATAAATATATAAAATTTGTTGAGAAGTCCAAGCGCCGCTAGACCACGTTATAGTCCCTTTAATAAAATATTTACCCGCCTTTGAAGCAGGAACAGTAAATTTGCTAGTTGCAAAAGCACTATCAGTATCAATTACTTCCGTCCCATAAGTTAATTTTGTGGCTGTGGCTGTTGCAATTCCTGTTTGATTTGCAGCAGATTTTGCGTACCACATTGGAGTGTTAGTCAAACCTCCTGCTACTGTAACACCATTTGGAACTGTAAAAGTCTCTCCCGATGTACCAAGAGTCACTGTTCCTGATCCAGATATCGATTGTATGTTTGTTGTTTTAAGTGTTCCCATAATTTATTAAACCCCAATTAATTTGTACCCCTCAAATAAACATGCTGTAGTCGAATTAAGCGTATCAGCATCTGATCCTGAGTTGTGATAACCAAAAATTTCTACATAATCACTTGCACCTAAATCTACTATAGCTATACAAGCAACAGTAGCGTCTCTTCCTGTTGACGCTGCTGTTCTTCTATTGGCTTGAAAAACTAAACTACCATTTTTAAAGATACGAGTTTCTTGTGATTTATCTTCAACAGGTTCATCTGCCCAACCAATTCTTCCATGAATTAAATATTTACCTGCTACTGCAGGAGTAAATCTATATGAGCTGACATCATATGTTCCGTCCGTATCAAAATTTTCAGTATTAAAATTTATTTTAGTTGCTGTTCCTGTTGCTATAGTTTGTGCTGCATTTACCGTAGCTTGAAAGGATGGAGTATTAACAGCTATTGTTTGTGTAACCCCTGATCCTATTGAAACCGTATCCCCTGATGTACCTAGCTCTAAACTTGTTCCTGATTGCGGGTCTACTTTATCTACAAATAATGTTGCCATATTATACTACCGTTAATGTTCCATTTACTGTGACTGTTCCTGTAAAACTTACTGGACCACAAAGCATCATATTATCTGTTGCATCAATAGTTAATGCTGTTGATACAGTTGCTTTGTTTTCATAGCCACCGTTGATTGATTTTATCATTCCGAATTCAATTGAATTTTCTCCAGGTGTAGTCGTACCTACAGCTTTACCTTGGTATACTACATAAACGTTATTAGTTCCTAAAGGAGGAGCTGCGGTAAAAACTAAACTAGTTCCACCTGTTACTGAATAAGCTGAAAACGGATCCTGACGGACGTTTCCAACGTAAACTTCAATTTCGTTAACGTTTCCTACAGATTGTGTAAGTGTAAAAGTTGTATTAGAATTATCACCACTGTACTGCGAAGAGTTCATGGTCAATAAATTATTTTTTGGGGCATTTCCTAAATAAGCCATGATTCCTCCTATGTACTGATTTGATCAACTACACTAACTATTGTATCTAAAGATGAAGCTGTATCCGATTTTCCAAATAATTGTTGTCCGTCTTGTAATACAACCTTACTACCACCATCCATTAATTCTAATGATCCTCCACTTACAATCGGACAATTTTTAATTAGATAAAAATTATCGGTATCTGTAATATATACTTCTACAGTAATTGTAGAAGTAGTTGTATTTGCTAATCTTAAACTGACAATACAATCATAAGTACTCGAACCTACTGCACCTCCTAAAAGGTCCACAGCTACTGTGCCTGTGTTTCTTTTTAGATAGTTTCTAAAGTTTTGAGCCATATTAAATATTTACCATTTTTAGACTACAAAGCAACGGCCATTGCAACGGCAAAACCTTGGCTTGCCCCTGCAGATCCACTCGATGCTGCTGTTAATCTTCCTTTTGCGTCGACTGTTAAACTTGCATTAGTGTATGAACCTGCCGACACTGCAGTGTTCGCTAATGTTAGTGCTCCACCTGTAGCGATAGTCGCGTCTCCGGACATATCAACTTCTTCAAATGAAGTACCATCTGCAACTAATATTTTATTAGCTGTATTAGTTGGTAATTTAAATAATGCACCAACGGAAACATCTCCGTTAAAAGCTACATTACTGGAGTTATCTCCAAATACTACTTTACCAGAATCATCTTTCATTAAAGCTTTTTCTGAAGGTAGTGAAACAAAAACTATTGATGTTCCTGCTGAGAAAACTGTTTTAGACCCACCGTTACTACTAGCAATTACGGTATCTCTTGATAGTGAAGTACCTGAGTGAGTATAAGTTCCAATTCCTACTTCCCATTCACTAGGGTTATCTTCCCCAACGATAGTATAGTAAGTACTATTACTGTTTCCAATACCAGAGTTAAAACTAACGAAACCAGTGACTGCACCAGTAAGTACCATTGAAACAGTACCTGTAGTTGTCGAGGTTTCTTTAACCCGATCATTTGTTTTAAAAGCCATTTATCCTCCTATGCGACTCTTATAATAGCTGTGCTTGCTCCTGCTGCAGGGAACTGAATTGTAAATGTTCCATTAGTAGATATTTGGTCTGAACCAAAATCTAATACGCAGCATGCTTTGTTACTTTCACTACTATTATAAATTAATGCATATCTTGCATTAATTGTAGCACTAGTAAAATCTAGATCAGCCCAGTCAACATATGCAGTCGTACCATCAGTATTTGTTAGCTGACTAAGTAAAGTTCCGCCTCCAGCAGAATAAGTTCCGCTGTTACCGACTTCATTACCTGTAGTATAAACTGTGGTTGTTGCTACGTTTCCTGTATATGAACTATTATACAAAGCTAACTTAAAAGTATCGCCACCATTTTCAAAGTCATGAATACCTTCAAGCAATTCTTTTTTAAAGCTCGTCATTACCGTATTTGCCATTTTTACTCCTTATATTATTATGGACTAGGTGGAACAGATCTTAGTTTTTGTCTAATTTCTCCGTCCACATATTCGTCTCTTCTTCTTCTACCTTGTTGTTCGATACCTAATCCTGTTAAGGATTGTTGATAACGACCTTCATATGTATTGAGCAGGTCTTTGTCTTTTAAAAAACTGGATGCTTCGACCAGGCAAGCAAACAAGAGCGTATTTGGAGCATTTAAGCTTATATACGTAGTTGTGTTAGATGAATCTAATTTAGTTCCATCTGATGTATTAGGTCTTTTAACATAAGCGCACTCAACTTTCAAGGCTGCATTAGGGGTTGGACCCAATAATAATTTAGTCTCATTCCAATAGGCATAAAATTTAGGAGTACCCTGAGTAGTCCTATTAGCTGTATATTCATCAATAAAAGAAGCGTCTTTTTGCATTAAAGTCTCTCTAGCTCCTGTAGAACCATTGTATATTTCTAGCCATCTTATTAATAATATACCACTTGGAAGGGTTAAAAACTCATTTCCTACTGATAATGTAGAATAATCATTTCTTCTAAAGACATCTAAATCAACGTCAGTCATTATTCTAAACTCAGCATTTTCTATAAATCCATCCACAATAGTAGAAGTAAATACTGTATCATCTACTTCACAATAATCTCTAATTTTTTGTACTAATTCTGAATAGGTCATGGTGTAATAGTAACAGGACCAGCTGAAACTGGAAATCCTCCTCCTTCAATTCCTCCCACTGTGGCATTAGTACCTTGAGTAAATTGAAAATAATTATCTGGATCTTCAATTAAAGTCACAGTTGCTCCTGCATTATGAGTCGCAGCTGTTGTCCCATAGGCTCCTCTGGTAACCACATTAGGATTTATAGACGTTGCTTCAGGACTTACTTGTCCTAAAGTATTGTCGGTTGCTATAGTTGTATATCTTATAAGTTCGTTGTCAACCATAATTGCTTGACGTAAAAAATCATTTGTTGTCACAGCAGAAAAAGCTGTAGCATTTGTTAATTTAATTCCTGTAGTTTGAGTTGCATCTAGTGCATCAACTAACGTAGTTTGTCTTAAAGGCATTCCTTTTCCTACATCAATAACATATCCTGTTGCATTACAAATAGTGGATCCTGAAATTCCATCTATATCTTTACAACTAGAAAAACCCGGTGACCCATTATTAGTAGGAGGAAATTGGGAAGGACCGGTACTTGTTGATTGATCTGGAGTTCCTCTAAACCTAACTGTATCTCCTTCATTTCTCATATGATTAGGAGAATGAACAAAAATTAATCCACTACCAGCAGTATATGTTTCAAAAGGATTTTCAGGAAGCATAATAGGAACTGTAACCGTACCTCTTTGTTCTGGTCTTGGATGTTCTAAACCAATTCCATCTGCACCTATAACAGCTAATTCCAATTGGGGTTGTTTAGGTTCGTATTCTGTATAATGAACCCACATACCATTCCATTCCTTAACCATTTCTCTGTAAGGAAATCTTAAACCACTTCTATCTGAAATGGCGATAGCGTGTTTTCCTGATGCAAATTTTCCCATAATTAACTAACTGATGGATAATAAGCTTTTGGTGTTACATATGAACTTGTTGGAGATCCATCTTCTGTTAAAGCTCTTTGAAGTTCATCTTCATAATATAATTTTAAAGCTTGTGTTCTATCTGGAGATACTTTTTGACTTAAATAAAAAGCTAATCCTGACGTCATCGCTGGTAAAAATCTATAAGGTGCATCTGGATTATTTGAATATACTCCACTATCTTGAATTCTTTTTACATAATAAAAATTTAAATATTTATTGGTACTTGAACTAGGTGCCATATAAATAGTTAAATCAGTATATTCTCTAAATCGTTGTATAAAATATTGGGAAGGAGTCCCTTTTGATTCTTTATTTGCTAATGCTTGGTAAGTAGATCTATCTATTTTGGACATAGTAGTATCAGTTGGTTCAGTTAAATCATTTCTATAAACCACTTCTAATACATCAGTAGCATTATATAAATAATCTGCACTATCCCCTATTTTAGCAGGATTAGTAGTCACACTATTTCTAGCTGTTTCATCTTTATATATTCTATAAAGATTTTGACCTTCATTTAATTTAATGCTTACGTTAGCTACTTCCCAAAAATGTAATCCTCTATTGCCCCATTCGGACAATAAAATATTTAATGAACGTCTAGCGCTCTTAAGATCATATCCTGACCTTCCTTGACCACCGCAACGTTCAAATGCGTCTTCAATTATTTCTTCTATTGATAAGTCAAAACTTACCGAACCGGACGTCGCCATTATTGACCTCCTACTGCCAGATTACTTGTACAGAAGTAGTTGCTCCTAAACCGCCACCAGTTTGAAATTCAATATACATTCCTGCATCAAATTTAATTCCAGTTGCCGCTATGTATTCTTGATACATATCTCCAGCAGCCGAACCTCCTCTGAATTGATATCTTAAAGCTCCACTGTTGTCAGATCCATCAAAAATTTTAATTGAACAATTTGCTGCACCTGGATTAATTGTAACACCTTTAAGCATACAAATACCACCTACAACAGTTGATCCACCTGTAGCAGTTCTTAAAGTTGAACTAGCTTCAGTATAAAATTGTTTTACTGGCGTCGCCATTCCATTATATGACATATGTTTTTATCTCCTAAAAAGATGCTCCCGAAGGAGCATCTTTAATTATTTATTACGCAAGATTATTATTTTGTTGGTACAAAATAGTAGCTCTAACTTCACCAGCGTTAGTTGCACCAGTACTTGTCCACGTAAGTTTTACGTCTGAAGTACCTGTATCAGCCCAAGCTAATGCTCCACCAGCTTCAGTTGTTGGATATTTTCTTCCAGCTCCAGAACCTGTTGTGATAGAATAAGAATTAACAAAAGTTGCATTACCACCAACTGTATCTCCGATACTGAAAACGCAAGTAGCACTTCCCATCGCAGTTGGACAATCAAGAACTATGTCAATAATTTGTGAGTTTGCTGGAATAACGACAGTAGTTGCATTTGCAGCAGAAGCTCCACTCGAAAGAGCAGACCCCGTTGAAAATGTCTGTGCCATTACTACTTGTCCTGTGTTTTTAACATCAGATCCAAGAGTTGTTCCAGTTGTTTCTTTAATCGTTCCCGCTTTTATCGGTCCCGAAAATGTAGTTGTTGCCATGATTATATCCTCCTAGTTTCCGAACATAGTCTCTAGGCCGTCGACTATACTGCGTCTATGTTCTATAAATAATTGTATAGTGAGTTAGATATACTCTAATTTTTAGTAGAGTGCAAGGTATCCCAGGGTATTTTGTGTGATTTTGTAAAAGCCTTAAGTTGCTATTGATACTGATGGTGCAGCATTAGTTATTGCGTTTTCCCTATTAGCAATTTTAGACTCTTCTGCCTTAATTGCTGCAATAACTTCTTGC